GATCACGTCACCGGCTTGCGCAACACCGTCCAGGCTACACGGCGAGAACGGGACGATCTCGCCAAGCAGCTGCGAGAGGCAGCCAAGGGCCTGGAGCAAGGCAGCGACGCGCGCAAGGCATTGGAAACGATGACGGCTCAGGTCGAGGCCGCCGAGGTGCGTGCGGCGTTTTATGAGGACGCCGCCAAGCCAGAGATTGGCTGCACCAACGCGCGACTGGCCTACATCGCTGCTCAGCAAGACGGCCTGATCGACAGCCGTGGGCGCACCAACTGGGAAACGCTGCGACAGACATATCCCGAACTATTTCGGCGTGCCGCGCCAACGACCAACGCTGGCGCAGGCACAGCCAACGCCCAGCCCGCGACGGGAGGCATGAACGCCTTCATTCGCCGCGCGGCGGGTAGAACAACATAGGAGAACAACCATGGCCTTCAATTCATTGATCAGCCGCACCGACGCTGCGGCTCTTATCCCCGAAGAGGTCTCGCAAGAGATCCTCAAGGGCGTCGCCGAGATGAACCCGATCATGCGATTGGCTCGGCGTCTCCCCAACATGGCGCGCGCCCAGAAGCGTATACCCGTGATGAGCGCGTTCGCATCGGCCTACTTTGTCTCAGGCGACACGGGCCTCAAGCAGACCTCGGAGGTCACTTGGGAAAACAAATACATCGACGCTGAGGAGCTGGCCGTCATCGTGCCGGTGCCCGAGTCGGTGCTTGACGATGTGGACTATGACATCTGGGCCGAGGTGCGACCCGAGATCGAGAATGCGCTGAGCCTGGCCATTACCGCCGCGGTGCTCTATGGCACCAACATCCCGGCCACCTGGACAACCAACCTGGGCGCGGCGGGCCTGGTGGCGGTTTGTGACGCAGCCAGCTCGACCATCAGCCTGGCGGCCTACGCCGATGCCTACGAGGCGATCCTGGGCGAGAGCGGCGCGGGCGCCGACGGCGTGTTCATGCTGATTGAGGCGGACGGCTTTGGCGTCACCGGCTCGATTGCGCACCCCTCCATGCGTGGCGTGCTGCGTAACACCAGAGACAGCAACGGCAATCCGATCTTTCGCCCTGGCATGGCTGACCCGACCCGCTACGAGCTGGACGGCACCCCGATTTCCTTCCCGACTGACGGCAGCATCACGGCGGCCTCGTCTCTCATGATCTCTGGTCAGTGGGATCAGCTCGTGTACGCTATGCGTCAGGACGTGACCTATAAAGTGCTCACCGAGGCCGTGATTCAGGACGCGACGGGCGCAATCGTGTACAACCTGGCTCAACAGGACATGGTGGCGCTGCGCGCCGTCATGCGACTCGGCTTTGCGCTCCCGAACCCGCTCAACCGGATGCAAGCGACGGCGGCAAGCCGCTGCGCGTTTGCGACGCTGACAGCCTAAATCTGGCGCGCTGCGGGGGGCGGGCCAACGCCCCGCAAGGCAAGCCTTAGAATATCGGAGGACTAACATGGGGCTCTATCCGAAAGAAATCCTGGAGTACATCACCCTGTCGGGTGTGCCGCGAGGCATGTACTCCAACGTGTACTGTGTCGATACGGTGAACGGATCGGCAAGCAATGCGGGCGACCGCTGGAAGCAACCCTACGCCTCGGTGGCCACCGCCTACGCCGCTTGCACGACCGCCCAACATGACACGATTCTTTTTGTGGGCAGCGGCACGCAGGACACGCTGGCGGCAGCGATCACCTGGAGCAAGAACTTTACTCACCTGATCGGCCTGAACAACCCGATGCCAGGCATTGGCCAGCGTTGTCGAGTCTGGGGTGGCTCAACTACGGATCTGACCGTGATCGTCACCGTAAGCGGCACCGGCAACTACTTCAAGAATATCCTCTTCCAGAACGAAGCCAACGCCGATGTGGATAATGGCGCGGTGGTGGTGAGCGGTAGCCGTAACGTGTTCGAGAACTGCGGCTTCATGGGGATGCTGAACACGACGCCAGCGGCGCGCGCGGGCAGCTACTCGCTCAAGGTGACGGGCAGTGAGAACTACTTCAAGAACTGCATCATCGGCTATGACTCGATCACGCGCGGCGCGGGCGAACCGCCTGAGCTGTGGCTGGCCACTGGCTGCTCGAAAGCGATCTTTGAGGATTGCATGATCTTGACGCGAAGCGAGACGGCCACCGCCTCGCCGGTCAAGATCGACGCGGTGAACCTGGGACTGGTGGTGTTCAAAAACTGCCTGTTTGCGAACACCTCGACCAACTGGGCAACGAGCCTGACTGATTGCTTCACGATCACGGCGACGGGTACGCACTACATCGCCATGCAAGGGCTCAACCAACTGGTGGGCATCACCGGCTGGGCGGATACCCCGACGCGGATGTATCAGACGATGCCAGCCCCCGTCAACACCGGCGGCACCAACGTCGCGCCGACGACCTAATAATCATGGGGCTGGTCAATCCAGCCCCTAGCACAATGGAGGTTTTACCATGACTGTAGCAATCTCAACTGATGCTGCCCAAACTGGGTGGCTCAAGATCCACATTCTCGGCAATGCGACAGCCGCGGGCTTGGTTGGCGAAGTGCTCAACCCCGAGGGCGTGCTGCTTCAGATCACCGACGGCTATCTCTATGTGACCACCGCCTCCACGGCAGCCAGCACGTTCAACATCGGCATCGCTGCCACCGGCGTGGACAACGCCGATCTGGTAAGTGCGCTGGACATGAACGCCACCACGGCGGGCACCGTCTGGTGGGTGGTCGAGAAAAATGCGGCCTCTGAGGCTGCGGCCACAACGCCCGATGGCCTGCTCTGGGCAGCGACCAGCTATCTGACCGTGACCAGCGCAGCGCAAGCAAGTACGGGCCTGGTGTGCGATCTGTTCCTGAAGTACATCCGGCTCGCGTAGGAGCGATATCCAATGGCAGCGACGGCGCGACAGGTACGGCGATTGCAGCGCATGGTAGATGAGACTGACAACACTACCTACACCTATGGCGATCTGGCAGACTACATCGAACGATATCCCCTGCCAGATGAGCGTGGTGAGGACCCCTATTCGTGGGACACCTCGACCACGCCACCGACTCAGGACGCCAATGAAGACTGGATCGCCACATACGACCTGAACGCCGCCGCTGCTGACATTTGGGAAGAGAAGGCTGCTGCCGTTGCTGAGGACTTTCAGTTCTCTGCTGACGGGGGCAGCTTTGCGCGCAACCAGCGCTATGAGCAGTACATGCGCATGGCAGGCCGTTATCGCTCGCGGCGGGTGATCCGCTCGCGGCGCATGGTCAAGCAGCCAGAGGAGGACGGTTCAACCGCCGCTTGGATCGGCAACGCCGCAGAAACAGACTGAAAGGGGAGGGCGATGAGTCTGAGGCTCTTGTGGTCGAGCAACGCGCCTTGGTGCCATACGGGCTATGGTATCCAGGCCAAGTACGTGATTCCGAGGCTTTGTGACCTGGGCGTAGAGGTGGGCGTGTTCGCATGGTATGGGCTCGAAGGGGCCACATTCTCGATCTCGCTCGATGGGCACCGCGTGCCGGTCTATCCGCGTCTGGCAGATCCGCTAGGGCGCGACGTGGCGTTGGCACATTGCAACCATTTTCGCGCCGATCTGATGTTGACCGTGATGGACATCTGGCCCTTGCCGGTGGATTTCCAGGAGCACATTGGGCGGCCCTGGGCGCCATGGTTCCCGTTGGATCACGCGCCAGCGCCAGAGTGCGTAGTGGAGCCTGCCAAACGGGCGGCGTATCCCTTGGTGTACAGCCGCTGGGGTGTGGATGTGATGGCTGAGGCGGGCGTCAAAGTACGCTACCTGCCCATGGGCGTGGACTGTGAGGCCTTTTCGCCTGGCGACAAGGTCGCGGCGCGCAAAGCGCTCAGCTTGCCAGAGGACGCCTTTATCGTGGACATGGTCGCGGCGAACAAAGCCTATCCGAGCCGCAAGGCATTCAGTCAGTGCTTGACGGCCTTTGCCGAGTTTCGCAAGCGGCATAGCGACGCGGTGATCTACCTGCACACGGAGATGGATCAGAGCCGGGGCGGGCTTGACATGCGCGGCTTGCTGAGCGCCCTGGGGCTGCCCAATGAGGCGGTGCATTACGTGGATCAGTACAGTTACAACTGCCTGGGCCTGGACGACGGCTACATGGCCAATGTCTATCGCGCAGCGGACGTGCACCTGGGCGCCTCCACCAGCGAGGGCTTTGGGATCCCGATCCTGGAGGCGCAAGCGTGCGGCACGCCGGTAATTACCACGGCCTACAGTTCCATGCCAGAGATTACCTGGTCGGGTATTGCCGTCAAGCCGGAACAGTACGATTTCGATATGCTGGGCTCCTGGATCGCTACGGTGCCGGTGCATGGCGTGGTCGAGGCGCTGGAGGAGGTCTACAACTGGAGCGGAGACCGGAGTTTCGCCGAGGCTTATCTGGCGCGTGATGCAGCGCTGGAATACGATTGGCCGGTGTTGGTCCAGGACTATTGGGCGCCGTTGGTGGAGGAGTGGACAGAGAATTGCGCGCAAGATGCACACATTCACCGCTGGGCACCGACGGGGCTCATGGACAAAGGCGCGCTTTACGTCCCCTGTTTGATAGATTCATGCCCAGCCGCTAAGCGGATCAGGCAGGGACACGCACCGGAGATTTTACAAGGCGGCTTTGAGATGGCTTTCGCCGGGCATGCATTAGATATAGAGGACGACCCACAAGGCGGCGTTGCCAAGATCGTAGTGCGCGAACTAAACGCCGCCTATGCTCTGGACACAATACCCCTGACGCCGGGCGACACAGTAATCGATGTTGGAGCGCATGTGGGGGTGGTCAGTATCGCGCTTGCCAAGCGTACGCCAGGTATCCATGTTCTGGCGCTTGAGCCACAGCCGGACAACTATACGCGGCTTTTGCGCAACCTGAGAGCCAATGGGATTGCGGATACAGAGGTCGAGGCATTGCCAATGGCCTTGACGGCGGACGGCGAAGCCATTGTTCTGCACGGTAATGCACAGAGCAACTCGGGCGGTTATTCGATGTATGCCGGGGGCGCGGACATTTCTGAAGCGCCCTCTATTACGCCAGACGTTTTGATGGAATGGATACGAGGGCAGGGGGCAACGCGGATTACGCTACTCAAGCTGGATTGCGAGGGCGCTGAGCATGCCATCCTCGCCCAATATGCCGCATTCCTGGCCAATGTGGACTATCTGGTGGGTGAGTTTCATGACAGCGATGCGTTGGCGCAACAGGGTTATAGCTCAGCAGAGACACTTGAGCTTTGCAGAGAGTATTTTCCGCCGGAACGCATACACGTTACAGCGGTGAGGATGGGGCCATGAATCGCATCTATATCCTGAGCTATTGGCGCAACGACGCCCAACGCCAGCTCGACGCGCGCGTTGAGCATCTTCTGAGCAAGAGCTATCCGAACTTGGGCTGGCTCTGGATCGTGGGCGATTCGCAAGACGAGACCTTTGCTAGACTGGATGAGTATTCCGGCGAGGATCTGCTGGTCTACGACATTGGCGACACGGACGCGCGGCTCACGCGGCGCGAGCGCTGGAGCGATACGGCCACCCAGGGCTATGCGCTGATTCCAGAGGATGCCGATTATGTCCTGGTGCACGAAAGCGACTTGCACACGCCGGTGGACGTGGTGGAGCGGCTGATGGAGCTCGCAGGGATGGGCTATTGCCCGGTGGCGGGCTGGCCGACCTTGGTGCTCAATGGCACCAAAGTTTTCTACGATACGTGGGCCTATCGCAAAGATGGCGTGCTTTTCCACAATACGCCGCCTTACCACGCGTGCTACAAACCGAGCGCGGTCTTTGAGGTGGACAGCGCGGGCAGCGTGATCCTATTCGAGGCGGACGACCTGCGCGGGCGCGTTGCGAGAGAGCGCTGCCTGGTCGAGGTCTGTGACCAACTGCGCGCCGAAGGGCGCCATATCTGGGTCGATCCGACGCTCGAGGTGGTGCAACCGCCTGAACTTTGGACGGCGAGCGTATTGGAGCCATGAGCGAGTATCACGTTGAGCCTGCTGAAGTCCGCCGACTCTATGAATCGGGACTAACACTGCTCGATATAGAGCGAAGGTTTGATATATCGCAAAGAAAGGTTACCGAACTACTATTAGCAGCTGGTGGCAGGACTAGACTAGCAGGACATATGAAAGGGAAGCCGCATTCTTCAGTTACGAGGCAGAGAATAGGTGCGGCCAACAAAGGAAAGAAGAAGCCCCCCTTCAGCCCGGAACAAATCGCGCATATGCGTGAAGCGCGGCGGGGGCGTAAGCCAGCATTGGGGATGCGTCATTCTGCCGAGGCGCGGCGCAAGATGAGCGAAGCCCGTAAGGGGGATAAGAATAGCCGTTGGATTGATGGCCGGAAGCAAACGCCATATCCATCGGAATGGACTAAAGAATTGCGCCAGAGCATTCGAAATGCCCAACAGGGCAAATGTGCAATGTGTGGTCTCGCATGTGATCATCTCAATGTGCATCATATTGATTGGGACAAATGCAATTGTTCGCCAGACAACCTTGTGGCGCTTTGCAAGGATTGTCATGGACTAGCTCATCGGAAGAGTAATCTTGGGTTTTATGAGCTACTGTTGCGAACGATAAAGCGTGGCGTGATAGCCGAAATGTATCCACCCGCAATTATACTGAAGCCCGCCATGATTGTAGTGGGGGAACGCGCGAGGCTGGACGGCATGATAAAACTGGAAGGTGGCCTGGGCTTGCACATCGGCGCCCACACGCACATTTGCAGCTTCTGCCACCTGAACATCGGCGGTGGAATACTCTGGATTGGCGACGAGGTGGGCATCGCCTCGGGCGTGCGGATTCTATCGGGCTCCAACATGCCAGATATGCCATCTATGTCTGTTGCGGCCTTGCCAGAGCGCCAGCGCATCGAACGGCGCAGCACGCTGATCGGCCACCAGGCGACGCTGGGCGTCAACAGCGTAGTGCTGATGGGCCTGACCATTGGCCAGGGCGCAGTGATTGGCGCGGGCGCCGTCGTGACGCATGATGTGCCGGCCTGGGAGATTTGGGCGGGCGTGCCTGCAAAGAAAATCGGAGAGCGGCCCCATGCCTGATCCATTCAGCCCCGCCGACCTGACGCGGATGCGCGCAACGCAAACGGCGCACCAGCCAGATACGTGCACGATCCTGAGCCCGACCGAGACGATCCAGGCCAGTGGGCACGTTCTGAATGCCTGGGGCACGATTTCGGCGGATGTGGCTTGCCGATTCGTGCCGATGAGCCTGGACACTGAGCGGCTGGCGGCGGACATGATGGAGGCAGCGCAGACCTATGTCGTGACGATGGCTTATGACGGCACCATTGAGCCAGCCTATGTCGTGGTATACAGTGGAGGCACCTATGAAATGACGGCGGTGCAAGAACAGGGCTCTTGGAAGACGGCCAAGCGGGTGCTGGTTGCGGCGGTGACGCCGTGAGCAGACTCGACGCGCGCGGCATTGACCGGCTGCTCGCCAAGCTCGACCGCGAGCCACCCGTCCGTTACGTGGTGGTGGGCGCCGAGTATGGCATCTACCACGAGCTGGGCACGCGCAAGATGATGGCCAGACCATTCCTGGCGCCTGCCGTGGAGCAGGCGCGACACGTCGGGACGATGGAGGCCATGGTGCGGCGCTATGGGATCGAGCATCTGGAGCGGGCAGTGGACGCGACGGCTACGGCCGTGGCGGCGCAAGCGCAAGTGAACATCCGCGATTGGCCGCTGGTGGACACGGGCTTTTTGATGAACTCGCTCAAGGTAGAAAAAGAGGTGCCGCGATGATCGCGC